CATATGGCGTGCAACATAGAAGATCAGAACATCATTGCAGAAGTTGATCCAGTGTTGATTCTTTTGTTGGTAGTGCGTATTGAGTTCTGCTTCCGACCACTGCGTAAGATTTCGTAGAGAACCAGCGTACATAGATCTCGTATTGTTTATAGAATCTCCTTTTGACTCCGCAATTAGATCCGTCACTTCTTCGTGTGTTGTTTTAACTCCATATTCGGCTAACTTTGGATGGATCTCAACGCAGGTCAGCACGGGAATCTTTCCTTCGGGAATGGTGTTTGTGCGGAATGGATAGGTCATTGTAGGAATTTGGTCGTCTTTCATATATCTAAAAAAGTCCGTCAATTTTTATTTTGAGCTTAAATCAAATTTATGATCCTATCTCAATGTCCTATTATCAAAGGAACCGTGAGAGAATCATTGCACACCAGATGGAATATCATAGGGAAAACAGGGAGAAGTACCTGGCGTACATGAGGGAATATAATAAACAGTACTGGTTGAAGAATCGCCCTCCGCCGAAGCCCAAGAAGGAGAAGCCAGTAAAGCCACCCAAGCCAGTAAAGCCGCTAAAAGAGAAGCCTCCTAAGAAGGAGCGGATCAAGAGAGAGCCAAAACCCAAAAAGAGCGAATGGTTCGAACCACCAGAGCCGAACTATCCTATGAAGATTGAAAAGGGGAACTTCGTACTTATTTTTTAAGGGTAAGATAGAATGCTAAGCTGGTTAATTGGTTGGTGGGTTCGTCCTACGGCAAAGAAGCCAGAGGAAAAGAAGAAGATCATTGTTTTACCAAGAGGGAGGCATACACTCTCCCCCTATCGTCTGCTTGAGTGGTGGGGACAACCCCCTGCACTCGGTACGCTTGACCCACTACCGCCCTTTCCCTCTCCACGAAAATAATCGCAAGGAAGAGTATAATGGGAATCAGTTGGAGCGATGAGGATCGCCTGAATGATATGTTAAAGGAAGGAGCGGATTATATGCGAAAGAATGGCGAACCGATCCCAGATGATAGCACGCAGAATGTACCAGAATACTTTGATACCGGCCGCGCAGCCATGCGGTACTTTACCCAGGTATATTACAAAACAACTCCCGATACGAAGAAGCGACTTTACGGGCAGAAGTTCGTGATTGGTACAGGTGAGCCATTCAGTTATGCAGAGCGAAAGAGAAAGAATCTTATAGACAAAGAAAATCCATTCACTACGATGAAAGGAGAAGGAGAGGATATGGTTATTGATTGGGTACTTAACAATAAAGATAAAGTAGGTCTTGCCCGTGGTGGTCGCCTGGAGCAACTCTCCGCAGCGGATCGCAAGTACATCCTCAATCATGGTACTCTACCTGGTGCAATGCTAAAGAGAGGATTAGGAGGAGATATACTTGGAGCAGTGGGTAATTATGTTGCTCCAGGATGGGGTCAGCATTTAGGAAGGGGCGTTGGTGATGCAATTGGTAGTATGTTTGGTTTCAAGCGTGGAGGCCGCAGAGGCTTCTAACTTCTTCTTAGCACGACGAATTCTTAAAAGTTCATTTCTACGATCTTTGTTTGCTATATCATATGCTCTAATATGTTCTTTATTATTATTTCGCCATTGATCTCTTAATTCTTTCATATTATGTCCTATTGCTCGTTGTTTATTACAATGTGGATGATTATCAAGATACCACTGCTCTCGTTGGTGTAGTACTGTAATGGATTCACATATAAACTCTTCCAGTAATTCCATACGAACATCATCAAACTCCATTAACTGTTTAGAACACGCTGAATTACTTGGAACTTTATGACACTTCCACCGATCTTTTAATGACATAATCGTACTCCCATAGTACGGTAGAACTTCAGGATGTGAATCTGATACGATCCGATAGATCCTTCCGGTAATTGCAGCCATTTGAGTTTATGTATGTGTGCGGTTTGATTCAATTTTATTGTCTTGTCATATCTTAGAGAATGCCAAAGAGTTCCATCCAACCACCAACAGGTGAAGTCGTCCTTATTCAGAAGAAGCCCGAAGCTCCAGTAGAAGCCCCTAAGATCAGGGAAGTATCTCATAAGGAGTATGAGCGTATGAGAGTTAAAAAGCCTCTATCCGAAAAACAGAAGGAGAATCTTGCTAAGCTGGTAGAGAAGAATAAACAACGGGCGATTGAGCGTCGTGCCATTGTAACCAATGCAGTTCCTGAGGTCGTTCCAGAAGACCGTGAATTAGTTGTCATCAAGCCAAAGCGTAAATACACTCGTAAGCCAAAGAACGAAGTGATCCAACCTTCCGACACAGAAACCGCAACAGAGTCCGAGTCTGAGCCAGAGGTACGACGACCTGTTCCACTAAAACGCATCAACACTCCCAAGCCAAAGAAGGTTGCTCCTAAAAAGAAAGTACCAGTTAAATACACATATGATACTAACACGGAAACAACCTCCAATGATGACTGGTCGGATGATGATAATAGCGATGATGAGGATTATGAGGATCCACGGGTGCAGAAGTACCAGCAGAAGGCACAGGCACGCATCCAGGCCGTTCAGCAGATAGATCAGCGGATCCAGCAGCTGAAGAAGAACCCCTACGAGAATCGCAATCTCGGTGTTTTTTAATCTCTGTATGTAGTATAAAAAAATGCCGAAGAAAGCTAAAGCTCAAAAGAAAGGTCGTGGTGGTGCAGCAGCATGCTGCGGTCGTGGTTGTGCGATGTGCGGTGCTCCGGCAATGAAGCGTGGTCTGGGCGGTGATATCCTTGGTGGTATTGGTGGTATGCTGGCTCCAGGCTGGGGCGGCCACCTTGGTCGTGGTGTAGGCGATGCCCTTGGATCCATGTTTGGCTTCAAGAAGGGCGGCCGTCCAGCCCGGCCACAAGCAAGCGTTTTTTAAACCAGATTGAATCTGTCTATTAAATAGATGGCCTTCAATCTTCGCTTCTTACGGGGAGCAACCATAGAGCAAATCCGCAGTGCATTAGAATATCAGCAGCGTCTTATTACGCCAGAGCAGGAGGAGCAGTTAAAGAAAGAGAAAGCGATCCCAGTAGATGAAGTTCCTAAGCTATGCAATGAAGTCATTAACCCAAGTACTCCGGCTGGAGCAGTGGGAGTCCCTTATCAGCAACCGTCCCCTCGCAGAATTACAGGAACTCACGATAATTAACGAAACAGATAGTAAGAATGACGGAGATTGCCCGTTATACCTTTCATATTGCATCCAACCAGCGAAACTCGGGTACGAACACCGATATGAATATACAACTCTCACAGATCATCACCCGTTTAGCAGCGAAGAGCCAGCTGCAAAGTATCATCCATGGGATCACCATACCATTCTCATTCTACCAACTTTCAAGTGATATTGCGACACTTGATGTAAGTGTTTTTGGTTATTCGCCCGATGGAACGATTACGCTGACTCCTGGTAATTATACAACGGTTAGTGTTCTTACGGAACTCAGTACCAAACTCACTGCATACTGTGCGGCACTATCACCTACCTTTACTCCTACCTTTACTTTTACCTATAGTACCACAACGGGTAGAACAACGCTGGTAAGTAATTCTACACGGTCTATTACTCTCAAGTTTGGATCCAATACGAACTTAGGATTATTCTTCGGGTTTAGTGCGAATACAACTTTTACGACAACCTCTACAACAGGCGATAAGGCAGCAGTTGCGAATCCTGTGACATACTTGCTTCTCCGATCACCTTCCCTCCGACAGTTCAAGAACCGTGAGTGGGTTGTAGAAAAGGATACCTTCTCGGATATTCTTTACAGAATCCCCATCTCTACGAATGTAGGAACCTATATCCAGTGGTACGGCGACTCCGAGCGCGTCGTGTTGGTGAATGATACACTCTCCCTTCTTAACTTCTATCTTACAACGAACCTCTCTTACACGCCGATTGATCTACAAGGCCTTCCGTTCTCCTTCCACATGACGATTATTGAGATGCTACAGCCCGACTATATTCCGATTACGAACAGCACGCTGGTGAATGTAGCAGCGGAGCCTCCCACGAACACGGAAGAGATTGATCGGTTGCAGAAAGAACGAGATGATGCACTCCGACGCTTGGAGAATTATAAGAAAAAACTAACCAAAACAGTAGATAATGTTCTACTACAGCGAGAAGGGAGAACCAATCCAAATATTTAATCGTAAGCCTCGCAATTACTCAGCAGGTGGATTCATTAAGGGACATCCAAAGATTCAGACTCCCGATGAGGACACCATTAGCAGTCTGTTAGAATATGGTTCGCTCGTGATCCCCGTTCCTGTGATGAAGTCCGGCATCATGGATCACTATAAAGGCAAACTAACAGGAGAACAAACAACGGATCGCAGCAAACTCGCTCCTACCATTGTTATGCCTGGTGAGATGGTCGTGCATAAAAAACATGCTCCGGCTGTGGAGCGTTATCTGAAGAAGCATGGGATTACTTTACCACTCCCAAAATAAAACTCCCTATTAGATTAGCATGGTGTTGGTTCAGATTTTAGCAACAAGTGTTGGATCACAGAATAATATAGACTTTGTTGTTCCTGTATCCGGTAAATGCAGCATTCGTGTGCTACATGTTGCATTTCATCATACGGAGGCTAACACAAACTCGCGCAACATTCAGATCCGCTCCGATCTGCTATATTTTCCCTGGTCGCCTACACGATACATTACCTTTATTAGCAATCCTTCGTCAAACCAGCAGTACGATTCGGGCTTGGCTGAGTACCACCTACAGAATGTTGTTCTACAAGGAAAGGTTGGGATTAATATCGTTCAAAGTGATGGTTCTGCTTTACCAGCGGGTACATGGAGCTGCCTTCTTACGATGCAGATTGAGAAGATCAACGATGAGTTTAACGCCCTGACAAATACCACAACCCCCAGTAGATGATGAAAAAAGGACACTCAAACCACTTCACGCAGCAGAGAGTAGATTATATGAATCCAAAGTATGTTCCCCTTATTCCAAACCCACCGGCAGAAAAGGTTGTGCGTGATCTGGAGCCTGTCCGCTTGATCCGCCCAAAGATCAAAAAGAGCAAGTTCCAAAAACACTAATGAAGCGTTTTTACGATATTTTTTATTCTACACCACCAGTATAGAAGATGTCGTTGCATTCCGTCGGTTCAGACACTAAGTATATCCTTCCCGCCTCGTACGATTCGGTTCCTCAGGCGTTTCAGTCCAACAAGTCGGCCAAGCCCATTCCTTGCTCGCTCCAGACAACCAATGTTCCTGCACTCACCGCATCATCGGGCTTCTCCGGTACTTCAATTTTGCAATTGCCGTGCGGATCCAGTGCGGGCATTATGATTAACCCATACATTCGCTTTGATGTCGTGTATGCTGGTGGTGCGGCTGACTCTCGCTATTCGTACAAGGGTTCCACCAAGTCGGCCTCGGCACTCCTCAACCGTGTCAGCACCTACATCAACTCGGTTCAGATTGACAACATCCAGAACGCCGATCAAGTCTATGACACGCTGTTCGCCCATTCTACTTCAAACGATTGGATTTCAAGGGACGCAACGGTACTTATGCAGTCGGGCGTGGAAATTACGGGTCAGGTTGCCCCCCAGGCTTCGGTGACACACATTCTGCCACTGATTGGCTGCCTCGGCACTCAGGCTGGCATCCCACTCTACCTGTTTAACGGCACCCTTCAGATCCAGCTGGATTGGAACTCGTATGCTCGTTCCATCTACCTGCGTACAGGTACGGCTCTTACGGGTGCAACCATCTCAAATGTGCAGTTGGTTTATGACAAGATCTCGGTGGAGCAGGCCTTCGTGGATAAGGTTCGCATGGATATGATGAGCGGTGCTAAGTATGTACTTGGCTACACCAACTTCCAATCAACTGCCCTTGCAACAGTTGCCAGTGGTACCGCCCAGCTGAACTACGGCCTCAATGTTAGCTCGCTCCGTGCCTTGGTCGCAAACCAAGTCGTTTCAGCGGATCTTGCGGATTCAACCACAGCGGGTCTATCAGTCGTCAATGGTGTGACACAGTTCCAAGTCAGCTTGGATGGCCGCCTGGTGAATTCCAATACATTGAATGCATCGGTTTCTCCGGCTCTCGTGTTCGCTGAGCTTAACAAGTGCTTCGGTCGCTTGTTTGATGCCTCCATCTCGGACACCTGCACCCAGGCTACCTATCTTACCACAGCGTTTGCGGTCGGTGTGTCGGCTCAGCGTTGCAATGAGGCTCTCGCCTTCTCGGGTTCGCCAGTCAGCGTTCTCGGTCTGCAGACCTCGGTCGGTGCCTCGGTCACAACGATGTTCTGCACCTTTATCTCGGATTACCAGCTGTTGGTGGATGCCTCGGGGTCTGTTGAAATCGTCCGCTGATCTAAAGGAAGCCCTTATTCCATGACAACTTATTGGGAGATTCAATATAATCTCCCCTGCGTTGTTAGAATGCCCTATCATATCCGAAAATGCCCCCATCAGGATGCCTACAAGGTATATGCCCCGCATGGGGCTCTGTCTAAGAGGTGCTTACCACTGGAAACAGCTAAAAAACAACGCACGGCTGTGATCCTATCAGAGATTGGCTTGTCCCGACCAAGGACTCTCCCTCTGGGACACCAAAAGGCTAACAAGTTCATAAAATGATCTATGCCGATATTATAGTATCGCAATAGATGTATTCCATACTTCCTTATACAAAACAGCAAGCGAAGAAGATTGGTGTAATGGTAAAACCCAGTACGAATCCAAAGAAGAAGGTAGATGTATTTGATGATGGGAAGAAAGTAGCTTCCATTGGCGATATTAATTATTCTGATTACGGTTCTTATCTCAAAGAACGGGGAAAAGAATATGCTGATGAAAGAAGGAGGTTATATCAAAGACGATTCAAAGGAACCTCTAATAAAGTAGGATCACCCTCTTATTATGCATCAAAACTTTTATGGTGAGTAATATGACGCTGTGTTTTACAATGAACTGCACGATGCTTTAGAATATATTGACCGCCACATTCACATACGATCTTCTCTGTTAATTTCTCTTTATTCTTCTCACGATATTCCTTATCATATTCTTTTTTATCATCTTTATGAATATCCATATATTCTTTCTTTTTTGCTTTTTTTTCCTCTATTGTTTTTGGTAAAGGAAGTGGATTCGCTTCACGATAGATATGGTGTTTTTCTCTGCGTCGTTCATTTATTTCTTCTTGTGTTATTAATGGAATAGCCTTATTAACACAAGGATTATTTTGAATCCACCATTTCTCTCGTTCAAAACACTGTTCTTTTGTATTACATTCTTCCATGATTTGAAAAAGACAATGTTCTATTCCATACTCATTGAATAACTCAAAAGAACTACATAGTAGTCTATTACAACGATATTGAGAACGATGAAGGTTAAAACGATTAGACGGATATTTGTTTGTAGTAGAACCATAATATACCTTATCTCCTTTCAACGACCATATTTTATAGACACACCCCATCTATTCTATATGGGTCATTCTTTTTTAGGCTCCTTCTTCGCGTAAGCTATTTGCTGTAATACCGAATGCCCCATATCATTTGCTGTTTGTACCATTTTCTCTAATGCAGGAGCATCCTTATACATGTTCGTAATATAAATGTGGCGTAGCATGGAAGTACTAATCGGCTTCTCAAAGAACGAATAGAGCATGCAAGTAAGTTGCGTGGGGGTAATCTTGTTCTCCTGGCGGGAG